ATTTACGCTATTGCAAGTCTTAGCGTAGAGACCGGAATTGCGCCGCAGTATTTTATAGATTTAGATCCAGAAATGCTTCGGGCGATAGTCCAGGTATTAGCTGATCGAGCTAAGGAGATCAAAAATGCCAGTAAACGTAACAGGCATTAAAGAGATGAAGAAAGCCTTAGGCGAAGTAGATAAAGATCTATTAAAAGACGTGCAAGCTGAAGTAAGAGCAGCCATGATTCCTATTAGAGATAAGGCTAGAGGCTACGCTCCGGCTGATGATACAGTTTTATCTGGCTGGACTAAAGCTGCTGGAATTGTTGGCCCTATGAAGTATCGTACCTTTCCTAAATACAATCAGGAGCAGGTAATTCAAGGTATTAAATATAGTGCTGGTAGAAACAAACGTAATCAAAAAGGCTGGGCTGCATCTAACTACGTATCTAACATAAGCGCACCTGGTGCTATCTATGAGACTGCTGGCCGTAAGTCAGGTCCTAATGGCGCACCTTGGATTGGTAGAGATGTTAGCGAGACAGATAGAAATATATCGCATTCTAATAACCCTAGAGCAGGCGCACAGTTTATTGCAGCTGCTGGTCCATTATACAACGCTAGACCACAGGGGATGGTTGGTAACAATAAAGGATACAAGCAAAAGGGAAGATTGATATTTAGAGCAGCTTCTGAAGAGCAAGGTAAAGCGATGTCTCATATATTAAAAGCATTAGACAATACAGCTGCTAAGTTTGTTAAGCGCACCGAGATTAGAAAGGCAGTAAATGGCTAACTTAATTTTCTCGATCCTATCTGAATATAATAGCAAGGGCCTTAATAAAGCTAAAAAAGATGTATCAGCATTTGAAAAGAATCTTAAAAGTTTAGCCAAGACTTTAGGCGTTGCCTTTAGTGCTGCTGCAATAGTTAATTTTTCAAAGAAGGCAGTAGCCGCATTTGCTGCTGATGAGAAAGCTGCTAAATCATTAGAGATTCAATTAAATAATACTGGCTACGCATTTTCAGCACCGAACGTTGAATACTACATAGCCAACCTTCAAAAGATGACTGGCGTATTAGATGACCAGTTACGCCCAGCATTCCAGACTTTACTTACAGCTAGCGGCTCATTAGTTAAAAGCCAGAAGGCTTTAGCCGTTGCCTTAGATGTATCGGCTGGTACCGGTAGATCTGTTGAAGAAGTCAGCATGGCATTGGCTAAGGGATTTACAGGCCAGACTTCAGCACTTACAAGATTAGGTGCAGGTCTAGATGCAGCCACATTAAAGACTGGCGATATGGATTTAATTTTAACTGAATTGGGCAATAAGTTTTCTGGACAAAGCCAGGCAAGATTAGAGACCTATGCTGGCAAGATGGATGTATTAAAAGTCTCAGCTGCTAATGCAAGTGAGACTATTGGTAAAGGTTTAATAGATGCTTTAAGTCAAATAGGCAAAGATAAAAACATTGGCACTTTGGGAACTGCTTTAGAAAAGGTTGCTAGTGTAATTGCTAACGTAGTTGTTGGCCTTGGCACAATATTAGGCAAAGTAGTTAGTATTGGTAAAGCAATCTTTGAGAAATTACAATTAGATAAAATAATAGGATTTTTATACAAGGCTTCCGGAATCAGTTTTTTAGCCAATTTAGGTGCTAGTCAAAACCAACCCACATCTAACTTTACTTATAGCCTTGGATCAGGTGCAGCCACAGAGATTGCACGTGTACAAGAATTAAAAGTACGTAAACAATTAAATGCTCAATTAGCCAAAGAAATAGAATTAAAGAAGCTAAGAGATAAGTACGACATAGAGCGTATTGGTTTAATGGCTGCTCTAAATCAGGCTACAGATGAAGAGACAAGACTTCGCCTTGCAGAGAAGTTAGCCATACTAGATGGCAATACTTCTATGGTTGATGATTATCTAGCCTTATCTGAATCTGTACAGGAATTACAAAGCAGTACTTATGTTGCAACAGAAGCTTTTAATAGTTTAGCAAAGGCTACTCAAAACTTAATAACATCCTTCGGAGTAAGTCCTTCTCAGGTAGGCTCAGGCGGTTCAATTATTGCTAGCAGTCCAGCTAGTGTTGGACCTACTTTAAGTAATGCTGGTGGCTTGGCTAGCGTTGCAATCAATCAAGGCATGTTAGGCACAAGTAAAGAAGCAATAGATCTAAGCATATCTTTGGGCTTTACTAATACCTCAAACATAACAGATGCTTTGACTAGAGCTGTGGCCGAATCTCTTATAATTAACAATAAGAACGGATTGCCAACCGCGCCTGCTGGGTTCTTATAATGGCAATACCAGTAATTAATGCGGTCATTAACTTCAGCACTGGACCAAGTTTTGCACAAGCCGCTATTATTGGATCGGCTGTATATGGTACTAATGTATTTGCTGATTCAGCAGCTGTAATTGTTGATGTATCTAATCAAGTTGATTTAATACAAACTAATAGAGGCCGTAACGCTTTAGCAGATGAGTTTCAGACTGGTCAATTAACATTACGCATAGTAGATCAGAATGGCGACTTTAATCCGCAAAATCCTAGTAGCCCTTATTATGAGTTATTAACTCCAATGAAGAAGGTGCAGATAACTGCAACCTACTCAGGAGTAACATACCCAATATTCTCAGGCTTTATTACATCGTATGTAAACAGCCAGCCTAAAGATGCAACAGAGGTTGCCTATACAACCATACAAGCCGTAGATGCTTACAGGTTGGCACAGAATGCCCAGATCTCAACAGTTACTGGTGCTGCTGCCGGTAACCTATCAGGTACGAGAGTTAATCAAATATTAGATCAGATCTCATGGCCTGCCACTATGCGTGATGTAGATGCAGGATTAACTACTTTACAAGCTGATCCTGGCACTACTAGAACTTCTTTAGCAGCATTACAGACTGTAGCCAATAGTGAGTATGGTGCAATTTACGTTGATGCTTCTGGATCATTTGTATTCCAAGACAGATCTGTAACTGTTGGATCTATAGGTGGCACACCAACACTCTTTGCAGATGATGGCACAGGTATCAAATATGCCAACGCAGTCTGGAAACTAGATGATACCCTTGTATTTAATTCAGCCACTGTTACTAGGGCTGGTGGCACTGCCCAAATAGCTACTAACGCAGCTTCTATTACTAAATATTTTATTCATTCTTATTTCTTAAATAACCTATTGATGCAAACCGATGCTGTGGCATTGGATTATGCAAGGGCTTATGTGGCTTCTAGAGCTGAGACTAGCATTCGATGTGATGCCGTTGAATTAGACCTATATACCTCGGATTACAACACAGGCATTATTGCGGCCTTGAACCTAGATTTCTTTGATCCTATAACAGTTGTCACTACCCAGCCAGGCGGATCTACGCTAAACAAGACTTTACAGATTTTTGGGGTAGGAATGAATATCACCCCAAATAGTTGGAAAACAGTGTTTACAACGCTCGAACCGATCATAGATGGGTTTATAATAGGCAACGTAGATTACGGGGTCTTAGGACAAAACGTACTATCTTATTAAGGAGATATAATGGCATCAGGATTACCGGCAGTTACTGGAGACGTTTTGACGGCTTCCACTTTCAATGGCTTAATTTCTTTTACAGTAGGTACTGCCAACACAGCAGATTACACAGCTGTACTTACAGATCAATATCAAGTTTTAAGTTTAATGAACAAAGCAACTGCTATTGCTTTCAAAATCCCAACTAACGCATCAGTAGCATTTCCAATAGGTACTGCATTGACAATATTAAATATCGGTGCAGGTGCTTGCACAATTAGTGCAGTAACACCAGCAACAACAACTGTGTTATCAGCAGGTGCTACAGCAGCATCACCAGTTTTGTCTCAATATAAATCTGCTGTATGCATCAAAACTGGAACAGATGCTTGGTATGTTGTGGGGGCTATTTCATAGTGATTGGTAATATAACAGCAAGCATTTATGGTATTCCTACCCCACCAAGTATATCAATAGAATATTTGGTTATAGCAGGTGGTGGTGCTGGTGGTTCTAACAATGCTTCTGCTGCTTTTGCTTTAGGTGGCGGCGGCGCAGGTGGTTTATTAACATCATCCGTAAATTGTAATCCATCACAAAATTACACTGTAACCATTGGCGCAGGTGGAAGCCCTGTTGCTGGAAATGTTGGTGCAAATGGTAATAATTCGATTTTTAGTTCAATAACATCAACCGCTGGTGGTGGTGGCGGTGGTGGAACTGTTGGCGGTTCTAATGGTGGTTCAGGTGGTGGTGGCGGATATTCTACTCAAACTGGTGGTACTGGAACATCTGGTCAAGGCACAAATGGTGGTACAGGTTATTCAGGCGGTGGTAATGATGCTTCTGGTGGTGGCGGTGGTGGTGCAACATCTGCTGGATCAAATGGAGCAAGTTTATTAGCAGGTGCTGGCGGAGCAGGTACTGCATCTTTAATTACAGGTTCATCATTAACTTACGCTGGTGGTGGTGGCGGTGGTGCTTATGGTAGTGGCGTTGCTGGTGCTGGTGGTGCAGGTGGTGGCGGAGCAGGTAAAGCTGGTGGTGGTACTGCAACATCTGGCACGGCCAATAGAGGTGGAGGTGGCGGTGGAGGTGGTGCTACTAGTGGTGTTGCCGGTACAGGTGGATCTGGTGGTTCAGGTGTAGTTATTTTGAAATATGTAGACAGTAGAAGCATAACTATTGGCGCAGGATTGACTGGAAGTACAGCTACTGCTGGCGGATACACAGTTGCTACAATTACAGCTGGTACTGGAAATGTGAGTTGGTCATAATGGCACATTACGCTTTCTTGGATGAAAATAATGTAGTAACTGAGGTTATTACTGGTATTGATGAAACTGAAACTATTGAAGGATTAGATACTGAAACTTGGTATGGAAACTTCAGAGGTCAAACTTGTAAACGCACTTCATACAATAATAAAATTAGAGGTAATTTTGCTGGAGTAGGTTTTACCTATCTTCCATTAGAGGATATTTTTATACCTGCAAAATGTCATAAAGAAGCAGTGTTAAATGTTGCAGCTGCTAAATGGGATTGCACAAACGCAGACCACGATTTAGGAAAAATAAATGCCGAGTCCTTGGCTTAGTGAAGCTGGTGAGACCCTAAGAGATGCCGTTACTACCTGGTATCCAGATCGCCGCACTACCAGTGATGGGTGGATTGGTGATGCTCGTCATTCTGCCAGAAAATCAGATCATAATCCAGACAAGACCGGATGCGTGCGAGCCATTGATATTGATTCTCGCTTGGATTCATCCGAAGGGCTCTCGGTATATCTGGCTGACCAGATCAGAATCTGTGCGAAAACCGATAAGCGCATATCTTACATAATCCATAACGGCATGATTGCTAGCAGGATACTTAACTTTAAGTGGCGTAAATATTCAGGGTTTAACAAACATACAAAGCACATCCATGTCAGCTTTAATCCATCCGGTGATAAGGATGGTAGAGAGTTTGACATACCACTACTAGGGGGAAAAATATGAACATGAAGAATCCTTACGTATTAACTGTTGGTGCATTTTTGTCAGCTTGGGCCGCATCTAATTTTGCAGCTGACTATCGTGCAATTCTTTGGGCAGTGTTAGCCGGAGTATTTGGCTATGCAACTCCGAAGAAATGACACTGGTGGAATGGGCTGGCTTTGGGGCTGGCGTATGCGCCGTGCTGACAAGTTTATTAGTGGGTCTGCGCTTTCTTATTAAAGGCTGGTTAAACGAGTTACGCCCTAATGGTGGCGCTAGTATGAAGGATCAATTAACACGATTAGAAAAGCGTGTCGATGATCTCTTTATCTTAATTAGTAAGTCATAATTTTAAGATGGCTAACACACGTAAACGAAAGAAGATCAATAGGCGCGTGGTACGTAAATCACCTGACCCTTTATCTAAGCTAGAAGTGTTTTATATTGCCAAGCATGAGATGTATAAAGCTGCACGTAAGGCTGGATTTAGTGAGCCTATTGCCTTGGCGTTAATGGATAGTCCATCGTCTATGCCCGATTGGGTAGTAGGCGATAACGGCATTATCCCTTCTATTCCTACTCCAGAAGAGGATGAAGATTAAGCGTTGGCTAGTAATCTCAGATCTGCAAGTTCCATATCAACTGGATTCCGCGATCGCAAATATAACAAAGCTGGCAAGGCGTGAGCGATTTGATTCTGTACTGGTGGTCGGCGATGAAATTGATTTTCAAAGTATCAGTAAATGGAGTGAGCAAACACCTTTGGCTTACTCAGAAGACTTACATGCGGATCGTGAGCTGTGTAAGCAAATACTCTGGGACCTCGGTGAGTACAGTCAAGAAATGCATATTATCCGGAGTAATCATACTGATCGTTTATACAACACTTTATTAAAGGTACCTGGCTTAATTAACTTACCTGAATTGCAGTACCCAGCGTTTATGTCGTTCGCTGAAATGGGCATGACTTATCACAAAAAGGCTTATGAATTCCATCCTGGCTGGGTCTTATGCCATGGCGATGAAGGCAATATGTCTCAGCATGCGGGAATTACGGCCCTAAATTTAAGTAAGAAATTTGGAAAATCAGTTTTGGCGGGGCACTCGCATCGTTTGGGCATGAGTGCTTATACAGAGGGCGTAAACGGCCATTACAGGACCTTGTATGGGGTAGAGGTAGGAAACCTTATGGATCGCAAAAAAGCCTCTTATATACGCTATGGAAGCGCGAATTGGCAGAATGGGTTTGCTATACTAGAGGCTACTGGAAAGACGCTAACACCTACGTTAGTGCCTGTTGATCCAAAGGATGGCTCATTTACAGCTCTAGGGCGGTATTACGGGTAACATCGTTACCTAAACGTTATACAAACTACGCCCTAAATAATCCACAAAGTCATACACAAGTGCAACACTACAGCTGTGCCGCAAAGTATGCAGGCATAGTTAGGGCTA